CTTGCTGACGATGACACGATTATCCCGTTTCATCTTGTGGAGAATGCCACGCACCGCGATGTGCAGATTGATGAGGATACCAAGGCGGTCTGGGGGTTAGATGTAGCGCGATTTGGGCAGGATAAGACTGCGCTGTGTAAGCGTCAGGGTCCGATTGTAACTGAGCTTAGGGCTTGGTCTGGGCTGGACTTGATGCAAACTGTGGGTCGTGTTGTTGCTGAGTATGAGGCGTTACCGCCAAGCAGACAGCCCAGAGAGATACTTGTCGATAGCATTGGCGTAGGCTCAGGTGTGGTGGACCGCCTGCGTGAGATTGGCCTGCCTGTGCGCGGCGTGAATGTAGCTGAAAGCCCGTCTATGGGCGATACCTACTTAAACCTTAGAAGTGAGCTTTGGTTTAAGACTAAAGGTTGGCTTGAGGATCGCTCTTGTAAGCTGCCGAAGAATGACCAGCTTATCGCAGAGCTAACCAGCATTCGCTATAGCTTTACCAGTTCAGGCAAGATGAAAGCTGAGAGTAAGGATGAGATGCGCAAGCGTGGCTTGGCCTCTCCTGACTTGGCTGATGCGCTGTGTTTGACGATGGCTTCTGATGCTGCAACTGCGTTATCTGGGTCGTTCTCTAGCTGGCGTGGAGAAATAAGAAGGAATTTGCGCGGAATTGCGTAATGTGATACGTTTGCAGCAAAAGGAGTTAGCTATGGCGTATGGAAAGAAAATGGGAAGCAAAGCTGGTTTTAAACCGTGCAAAGGTTGTCCCACACCTATGGCGTGTAAGCGCAAGGGTAAATGCATGGCTAAGGCGAAGAAGTAATGGCAAAGGGTCTTTATGCAAACATTCATGCAAAGCGTAAAAGAATTGCAGCAGGCTCTGGCGAAAAGATGCGCAAGGTTGGTGCAAAAGGTGCGCCAACTGCTGCAGCGTTTAAGAAAGCAGCTAAAACAGCTAAGAAGAAAGTGAAGAAGTGATGTAATGTTTACCGCGTTTGTTCTCTTGTGCGCTCAGAATTACTGCTTTGCAGTCGGTGGTCCTGCGTATGTCGATGAGAATGAATGCATTGCTGATTTTATGCAGAACGGAGTTCCCTCTTTGCAGGTGAAATATCCAACGTATACAATCAAGCAGGTTAAGTGTTATGAATGGGAAAAGCAGGTGAAGTCCTAATGCCGTATTCTAAATATAGCCCAAAGCAAAAAAAGTTAGCCGCAGTGGCTCCACCACGCAAGAAAATTACTGGCGCAGACTTGAAGAAGCTGAGCAAGAGTAAGAAAAGGAAAAAGTAATGGCAGACCGTGCAAAATTTCTGGATTTCATGGATATGATTGATGGCGGTGGTCGCGGTCAAATGGGCGGTGAGTTTCAGGGTGGCGGCATATTCTCTGAATTAGCTAATCTTATTGCTACACCGTATGGTTCTGAAGACCCAGAGCGCCGCAGACGTTTGCAGGAAAGACGCCGCGCACGCGGTCTGCTTGATATGGACGCAATCGGGACAAAAGAAGAGCAGGCCGCAGCAGCAGCGCGTGCAGCAGCTACGCCATCTGTTGTTAGGCGCAGTGTTCCAAATGTTACTTCAAGTCCTCGCCCTCAGTTGCGCCCTGCTGCACCTGCTACAGACCCATACGCACCGCTTGGTGGGCCTAATCCTGCGGTGCAGGCAGAAATACAGCGTAGGCAAGAAGCTCAGCGCATGATGGAAATAAATCAGCCAATGGGCGCTGGTGGCCGCGCTGCTGGTATACTAAACCCAGCCCAAAGTTACGCAGGTATGTATATGGGTGAAGCTGGTCGCGGCGTACCTAACCTGCCCCGCCCAGTTGCGACTACTGCAGCGCTAAGTCCGACAGGTAGCACAGCATCAGGCGTTGCTCCTGTTGCCCCTGTGTCAGCGCAATTGGCGCCAATGGCACCAGCTACCTCAACGCCATCTTATCCATCAGGCATGTCCCCTGCTGCACCAGCCATGCCGCAAGGTGTCTTGTCTTTCCGCGATTTTGTTGATGCAGAGCGTGCCGCAATGTCTGGCGCAGATCGCTATTTGGACCCAGCAAACTATCGTCGCGGTTATGCGCGATACTTGAGTTCTATGGGTATTAATCCAGCAATGATGGGAATGTAATGGCTAAAGACCCTCGCCTTTCCCGCATTGGGGTATCGGGTTATAATAAGCCCAAGCGTACCCCAAGCCACCCTACAAAGTCGCACGTAGTTGTGGCTAAGGAAGGTGATAAGGTAAAGACGATCCGCTTTGGGCAACAAGGCAAAACGGGTGATAAAACTATGACAAAACGCGCTAAGTCGTTTAAGGCGCGTCATGCAAAAAACATAGCCAAGGGTAAGATGTCTGCGGCGTACTGGGCTAACAAGGTGAAGTGGTAATGGCACTAACAACGTATGCAGAGCTTAAAACAAGCATAGCCGATTGGCTAAACCGCGATGATCTAACAAATGCTATAACAGACTTTGTAACGCTTGCAGAGCATCAGATGGAGCGTGAGTTGCGGCACTATAAAATGGTGAACCGCGCGAACGCTACGATTGACAGCCGTTTTTCTCAGTTGCCTTCTGACTGGCTAGAGACAGTACGCTTTCACATTACATCTAGCGACACGCATCGTTTAGAGCTAATCAGCTTGGATGACATGGTTGAGTTGCGTGAGAAGAATTTAAACACAGCGGGTCGCCCACGTTATTATGCGCATGTTGGCGAAACTATTGAGGTGTACCCAAATCCTGACGGTGAGTATGCATCTGAACTGATGTATTACCAATCTATTCCAGCATTGTCTGACAGCAATACAAGCAACTGGTTACTTGACGCTGCTCCAGACGCCTACCTGTATGGCTCTCTTTTGCAAGCGGCTCCATACTTAGCAGAAGATGAGCGCATACAGGTGTGGTCTACGCTATATGCTGGGGCGGTGTCCAGCTTGAATGCGTCTAGTGAAAAGAGCAAGCATAGCGGCTCTGGATTGCGGATGAAGGTACGGTCTTACTAAAATGTAACTTTTGCGCTATAGTGGGCGCAGATATATCTAACGGAGAAAACGAATGAGTTTTTCTAACACATTTGAAACACATGTTTTGCAGTATGTGTTTACAACAGACAGCGTGACCCGTCCGACAGCTTGGTATGTTGGCTTATTTACTGCTGACCCAACTGACACAGGCTCAGGCGCAACTGAGATTACTGGGAACAACTACTCTCGCGTAAGCGCTACATTCAGCGTATCTGGCGCAACAGCAACAACGACTGCTGCGGTAGAGTTTGCGGCTGCAACAGGCTCTTGGGGTACAATCTCGCACATCGGTATTTTTGATGCATCATCTGGCGGCAACTTGATTGCGCACTCAGCATTGTCTGCGTCAAAAGCGATTGGCACTGGTGACGTTTTCCGCATCCCAACTGGTGATATTGATATTACGCTAGATTAATGCCTTACAGATCAGGATACGGCATTGATACATTTGGCACAGGCGTATTTGGTACGACTGGCGCTATAGACGGTGCTGTCTCCGCGTCCTTAACGTCTAGCGTTACGGCAGACGCTGAAGTTGTTAAAGTTGGCGCTGCTGCAATCAGCGCAGTATCTAGCGTTACTGCGAATGCTGATGTTGTTAAGGATAGTTCGGCTAACGTCACGCTGCAAAACATAGTTGTTACAGTTGCGGAAACTTATGCTGAGACAGACGGGTATCGCACGGGTTATGGCCTGCGCACCTACGGCACCAGCATATACGGCGAGAACGCAAGCGTTGAAACAGGCGCAGCGTCCATAAGTACAACATCTAGTACAACTGCGTCAGCGGTGGTCACAGCAGTTAGCTCTGCTGAAATTACAGCATCATCTAGCGCAACGTCTAGCGGTGAGATTAGCGTTGTTGGTGCATCAACAGATGCGATGACATCGAGCGTAACGGTAAGCGCAGCGATTACGGCGAATGCGTCAACGTCCACAAGTGCAACATCCTCTACTACCTCTAGCGCACGCAGAAAGTGGGAAGATGAGGCTGATCCTAGCGATACATGGACAGATGCAACAGATGATGATAATGTGACGTGGACAGATGCGCCCGTCAGAGTAGCGGCATAAGGATTTAATTATGGCAGATACAACCACAACAACCTTTGGCTTAACCAAGCCAGAAGTCGGTGCCTCAGAGGATACTTGGGGTACAAAAATCAACACCAACCTAGATACCATTGATGACCTACTTGACGGTACAACAGCCATTACGCCAAACCTCACAGCGGGATCTTGGCAGGTTGGCGGTGTAGCAGTTACATCAACTGCGGCAGAACTAAACTTGCTAGACGGTGTTACTGCTACTACAGCAGAGCTTAATTATGTGGATGGCGTAACATCCAACATCCAAACGCAGCTAGATGCCAAGGTCGGATCAAGCTACACAGGCGATGTGGACATCACTGGCGAGTTGATCGTTGATAGCTACAACGAAACCTACGCGGCGGTGACATCTACTTCTAACGCTACGACAGTAGACTGTGAGGCGGGTAACGCATTCAGTCACACACTGACAGAAAACACCACGTTTACGTTCAGCAATCCGCCAACAAGCGGGACGGCTTACAGTTTTAGCCTTGAGATCATTCAGGATGCCTCTGCGTCTGGTTACACAGTCACTTGGCCTAGCTCAGTGGACTGGCCTGCGGCAACTGCGCCTACGCTGACAGCGACAGCAAGTGCGAAGGATGTCTTTGTGTTTT